CCATTATTACCCGAAGAATGGATTGTTTTTCCTAGAAAGATAGAGAGTTTATTGGTTAAAGAGATTTTTCCTACTAGAAGAGAGTGGACTGGCGACCCGATTCTTTCATTTAAGACTGGTGATGGTGTAAGCAGTAGAACCACTTATGACAATAAAACTAAAACTCAAGAGTTAGCTCCTTGGGGCACACTTGAGGAAGTAAAAAAAATATTTGTAAATGATTAATCAAAACTTATGGCAGACTTTAAAATTAACGTAAGGCAATTGAAGGCAAGTGAGGGCTCTCATATACCTGTGTTAATAAAGATACTTGGCATATCAGAAGGTCCAGTATTAGAACTAGGTACGGGAATGAATTCTACGGCAGTTATTCATTGGATATGTAATGAAAGTAAAAGACATATTGAATCTTACGAGTCAAGTGAGATGTTTTACTTGGCAGCAAGGAATTATCGTTGTGATTATCATGGTGTTCATAATGTAGAAACATTGGGTGGTTGGGATAAAATTGACATTGAATCTCAGCATTGGGGAATGGTATTTATCGACCATGCTCCAGGAAAAAGAAGAAATGTAGAGATGGGAAGGCTTGCTAACAATGCAGATTATGTAGTAGTTCACGACACAGAACCAAATAGCGATTGGCATTATCATTATTCAAACCATTTCGACAAGTATAAGAATCGTTGGGATTACACTATTGCATATCCTCACACTTCGGTATTTAGTAACTTCAAAGACCTATCTAACCTAAATAGTGCCTCACAGAACGTCTCAGGATAGGTTCTAACGAGGTTTTATCCCTAATCTTATAATATATACCAATGGAAATAGAAAACGTAAAATCAAGAAATGATTTGCCTAGATTCTTCGTTGACAAAGGGTATAAAGTTGGAGCAGAAATAGGAGTATATAAGGCAGAATTTACGGAAGAATTATGTAAAGCAGGATTAAAAATATATGGAATTGACCCATATATAGTCTATAAAAATTACAGAAAACACCCTCAAGAAATGGATTATGAGGTAATGTATCAGGATGCAAAAAGGATATTAGAGTCTTATGGTAGTACTTTAATAAAAAAGACCTCTATGGAGGCATTAGAAGATATACCAGATGAGAGCTTGGATTTTGTTTATATTGATGGTAACCACTCGTTGCCGTATGCTGTCTCAGATATTTATGAATGGAATCGTAAAGTTAAAATAGGTGGTTGTATATCAGGACACGACTATTTCTTAAACAATCATAACCCTTATTGGATTAGAATATGTCATGTAAAGTATGCAGTAGATATTTTTGAGAAAATCTTTGAAGTTAAGAAGCATGTAATTGGTGAAGGTAAAGATAAATATCCATCATGGATGTGGATTAAAAAATAAATATATGGAAAGTGGAATTTATTTAATCAAAAATTTAGTAAATAATAAGACTTATATTGGGTCTTCTGTTAATGTAGAAAAAAGATTATATGAACATAAATGGAAACTAAACAAAAATTGCCATGATAATATTTACTTACAGAGGTCTTGGAATAAATATAAAGGAAAAAGTTTCTGTTTTGATAAATATCTTGATTGCAATAAACAAGATTTGATATTTTACGAACAGCTTGTTATAGACGCTTTTATTGTTCGTTACGGAAAAGAGAATATTTATAATATATGTTTAGTTGCTTACTCTACTTTGGGAAGGAAACACTCTGATGAGACAAAAAAGAAAATTGGACTAAAAAGTAAAGGAAGATGGACAGGAAAAAAGCACACCGAAGAAACTAAGAAGAAAATAAGATTAAATAATATTGGAAAGAATAAAGGTAAAAAACCATCACTAGAAACGCGTTTAAAAATGTCAAAGAATCGTAAAGGAAAGAAATTTTCAGAAGAACATAAAAAACATTTATCAAAATCTATAAAAAAATATTGGGATAATAAAAAAAGACATGAATAAAACTATTAGTGGAATTTATTATTCAGATAATCGTTTGAATAAAAGAATTTTAAATGCCTGTCAAGAACAATTAAGAAAAGTTTTTGATGAAGATAAAATAGTCTCTGTTACGCTTAAGCCAATGGATTTTGGTAAAAATATTGTCTTAGAGAATAGAGAAAGAAGTTATCCAACGATGGCGTTACAAATACTTATGGCACTTGAGGCTAGTATATCTGATTATGTTTACTTTCTGGAGCATGACGTTCTATATCATAAGTCGCATTTTGACTTTACACCTCCAAGAGATGATATATATTATTACAACATAAATAATTGGAGGTGGTGGATGGGGCACGATACGGCTATTACCTATGATGGATTAACATCATTATCGGGATTATGTTGTAATCGAGAATTAGCAATTAGACATTACAAATATAGATTAAAAATGATAGAAGATTGGGGACTTGATAAAATTCGCAGTCGTGAACCAAGGTGGGCAAGGAAGTTTGGCTATGAGCCTGGAACTAAAAAGAGAAGACGAGGCGGAATAACAAACGAAGACCATATTAAGCGTAGGTCAGAGTTTCCAAATATAGATGTTCGTCACCCTGGAACATTCTCTGCGCCAAAAATTGCATTAGACAAGTTTAAGCACGAACCTACTAATTGGCAAGAAAAACCAATAGAAGAAATTCCCTATTGGGACTTAAAGAGACTGTTCAATCTAAAATAATATGCCATTACCAAAAGGGTATAAACATTCTCAAAAAACAAAAAATAAAATAAGTATAGCAAATAGAGGACGTATTTCACCCAATAAAGGGATTACTCTTTCTGATGAAATAAAACAAAAGATAAGTAAATCTACAAAAGGAAGAACTTATGAAGAGATTTATGGTGATAAAGCAGAATTACAAAAGAAGAAAAGAAGTCAAGCAAAATTAGGAAATAAAAATCCAATGAAAAGACCTGAAGTTGCTCAAAAAGTAAGAAATAAATTACTAGGTGGTAAATTATCAAAAAAAACTAGACAGAAAATGAGTAAATCTCGGTTGAAAGATAAAAATCCAAATTGGCAAGGAGGCAAATCATTTGAGCCGTATACAATAGATTGGACAAAAACATTAAAAAGAAGCATTCGAGAAAGAGATAACTATATTTGTCAATTATGTAATCAATATGGGAATAGTGTCCATCACGTTGATTATAATAAAAAGAATTGTAATCCTAATAATCTAATAACTCTTTGTAAGAAATGTCATACAAAAACAAATTTTAATAGAGATTATTGGATAGATTATTTTAAAATACATGAATAATTATAAGCTCAGTATTGTAATCCCAGCGAGAAGTGAAATGTTCCTTGCTAGAACAATACAAGACCTTCTTGAGAACACTGGGTCGTATACAGAAATAATTGCTGTTTTAGATGGCGAATGGACAAGACCTCCAGTTCCACAACATGAAAGAGTAAATATAATTTATGTGCCAGAAGCGATAGGGCAGAGGGCAGCTACAAATTTAGGGGTCAGATTATCTAGAGCAAAATTTATATGTAAAGTTGACGCTCATTGTTCATTCAACAAAGATTGGGACAGAAAGATGTTAGAAGGGTTTGAAAAAACTGGTGATAATGTAACAGCAGTCCCGATTATGAGGAACTTACACGCATTTGATTGGAAATGTCACAGATGTGGATGGACAAAATACCAAGGTCCAACGCCAAAAATATGTCCTAATTGTGATACATCAGACAAAATTAGACATAAAATGAGGTGGATTGGCAAGCATAATCCTCAAAGCACATCTTTTTGCTTCGACACTAGACCTCATTTTCAATATTTTGAGGCTTATAAACATAGAGAACCATATTTAACAGATAAGAAAACAGGGTTTACAGAATCAATGAGTTTGCAGGGTTCATGTTTTATGGCTACTAGAGAGAATTACTGGAGATTAAAGCTCTCAGATGAAGAATTTGGTAATTGGGGTAATCAAGGAATAGAAGTTGCTTGTAAGACTTGGTTGTCTGGTGGAAGGGTAATAGTAAATCATAATACTTGGTATGCTCACATGTTCAGAACTCAAGGTGGAGATTTTAGTTTCCCTTGGTTAAATAAAGGTAGAGACACACAAAGAACAAAAGGAAAAGTTAGAAAACAAATTTGGTTAGGTAGGTTGCCTCATCAAAAAT